AATGGGTGGACGGTTCCGACGGTGCCATGGCAATGGAGATTGTTGCCTCGCCGCCAGCCGCCGATGTTGTGCCGGTGGTGCATGGGTGGTGGGATGATTCCGGGAGATATACGTTCCCGAGTGGAGCCGCAGCTGTCAGGTGCACCAACTGTGGCTGCGCACTGACAGAGAGCGAGTATCGCCTGAACAACTGGAATTACTGCCCTGTATGCGGTGCCAAGATGGACGGAGGTGCAGACAATGATTGAACTTAAATCCTGTCCGTTCTGCGGAGGAGAGGCAGCCGTTTTTTGTGAACGCAAATCGGACTATCCGTATATGATGATACCTGTTTTTGCTGTCAAATGTAGTGTCGGTTGCGAAAAGTGCGGAATTTATTTTCGGCAGAACAGTGTAATTTCACGAGCAGAATATAGAGCACCTGTTACCAACAGGGATAGATACGAAGAAGCTGTTGAAGCATGGAACAGGAGGGCGACCAATGGCTCAAATTAACAATGAAGTATTTGACAGGCCAATTAAACCGGCGGCGGCGCGTGCCCTTATCGCAACGGTACGAGATATCGCACCGTATCTCACGATTGGTGAGTGTTGTTCGATTGTAGCGGTCGTGCAAAACGCTATTAAGCGTATGGAGCAGGAGAAAGACGATGAAGTTTAAGAAAGACGGCAAGGTTTACGAAAGCACGGAGGCAATGTTGGAAGCAAACTGCGGCAGCATTGCAACGTGCATGACAGAATGCGAAATCAGAAAGCGTTGCCGTAAAGGCCAAAGCTGCGTAGATTACGCCTATGTGTACCCTGCGGAGGTAGCGCAGTATCTCGGATTTGAGGTGATCGAAGAAAACTCGCCCACCATTGCCGAGGTAGTCGAGAAATACGGCGAGGACGTGAAGCGCAAGCTGACCCGTGCGGACATCCTGCACGCGGCGGAGAAGTGCGTATGCGGACAGCGCGAGACGGACTACGGCACGCCGGAGGATAATTTTGAGACGATCGCGGAACTTTGGGAAACATACCTCAGGCGCGCGTGCGTGGATGAGGCAGGCTGTGTGCATATCGACGCGACCGACGTTGCTATGATGATGGCGCTGCTCAAGATTGCACGCATTGCAGCAGGCGGCGGAAAGGCTGACAGTTGGATTGATCTTGCAGGCTATGCGGCCTGCGGGGCGGAATGTGAGGGAGTAACGGAATGAAGTACCGCAAGAAACCTGTTGCGATTGAGGCTGTCCGGTGGACGGGCTGTTAGGGAGGAAACGTGCTTTGAAAAAATGTCCTCGCTGTGGGAAATTATTGGAGGATTCTGAATTTTACGTTCAGAAATCAGGCAGACATAAAGGAAAGCTGACTTCTTGGTGCAAAAAGTGCTGCTCAAAACAAAGCGCTGAAAGATATAAAAATAATATCGAAAAATGCAGAGAAGAGCACAGAAACTGGGTCAATAAAAACAAAGACAAGGTTGCTTTTACGAAAGCAAAAAGCGCATACGGGATAACCAAAGAAGAATACGATTCACTAATAAGAAAATGCCAGATATGCGGAAGCGAAAAGAATTTGGTAATAGACCATTCTCATCAATCCGGCAGAATTCGGGGAATGTTATGCAACAGCTGCAACAAAGGACTGGGATTTTTCAGAGATAATCCGGCTCTTTTAGAACGAGCAAGTGACTATGTTTTAGGAGAATACGAACCTATAAGGAGGGTGGAAGAATGACCATTGCTGAAATCTCCGCCCAGATGGGCGTTACACCGGAAACACTGGTGCAGGAGGTTATTGCGCGGGAATCGGTCAAGTTTCAATGGCTTGTAATTTTGGGCGCACTGGCGATAGGTTTATCAATTTTTATCCTCTTGGCTTGTGTCATATGCAACAGCGAAGGGGTACCGGTGTTTGGTTTATACACTGCCTGCGGATTGATTTTTGTCGGTGTGATGTTGCTCACGAACGTGATCGGCTTGATTGCATGGGAAACCGCGCCGGAAACCACGGCGAACCAGTACATTGTTGAACATTATGGAGGTGGACAGTATGACGATTAACCAAGCAATCCGCATCCTCGACCCGGCAACCTCGGCCGAGGCGTTAGGAGAGATCAAATACTATGGCGAGCTGGACGGCTACGAGAAGATGATGGCTGCGTGCGAGGAAGCCTGCCGCATGGCGGTTCAAATTATGAGAAAATACATGGAGGAACAAAAATGAAAAAGAAAATCATGGCGGCACTGCTCTGCGGTGCTATGATGTGTAGTCTGTCGGCCTGCAGGGAGAGCGAGCGCGTTGCGTACAACATCTCGAAGGAGGCGGACAATTTCAACGTCACGCGCCGTCTGGAAGTCATCAACGCGCGTACGGACAAGCCGGTGTTTGAGCTGATCGGCAACTTCGCCATCTCGAACAACAGCGAGAACGAGCTGGAGGTGACTGTCGAAACCGGGCAGGGCGTTTACAAGAAACACCTTGTGTACCTCAACGACTGGACGATCTACGTTGTGGAGGACGTCAGCGGATCTTACGTGGACAAGTTCCACTACGAGGTGAATTTCCTGCCAGAGATGATCGTTCCGGTTACGGTGACATCGCATGACTAATGACGCAGTAAAACAGATACGCAGAGAAAGGAGAATGAAAAATGACGATTGATGGAGCGATTGAATGCGCGGAATTGATGTCGCGTAATATGGTACTGTTTGACTTTGATAACGACGAGGATAGATGCGAGTTCGGTATGATTTGCGCCGATGCTTTGCATCTAATGAAAACGCTTGGAGAAAAAACGAAACTGGGAAGTGAACCAAACGAGCCTGACCCCGATACAAACACATGGCAGGAGCACATGAAGCGCGAGTACCGCGAGACCAAGGAACGCTATGAAAAGCTGCACCGGATTGTGACGAAGTACGAGGCGGGCGTACTCGAGTTTACGCCGAACTGCTCCATCGACCTGTTAAAGCGGCAGAAACGTCACATGGGCGAATACCTGCACGATCTGGAAATCCGTGCGGAGATTGAGGGAGTGAACCTGTATGATTGACCTGCACAAGCTGGACAAGTTCCGGCTGAAAGACAGAGAACGCGAGTTTTACGGCTGCACCGGCGACAGCGGAAACGGTGTTTTCAAGGTGTATGTCGGCGGCAAGTCGTTCCGGGTGATCGCAAGCAACGGCATGGGATGGGAACACGTCAGCGTTTCGCCCGGCTCTGCACAGCGCAAGTGCTGCCCGACATGGGACGAGATGTGCGCGATTAAAGATATGTTTTTCAGCGAGGACGAGCGCGTTATGCAGTTCCACCCGCCTAAGTCGGAGTACATCAACAACCATCCGTACTGCCTGCACCTATGGAAACCGGTAGATACGGAGATTCCGCACCCGCCGATGATTTGTGTTTGAGGTGATACGGTGAACGCAAGCAAGAAGATTGAAATCGGGCCGTTGAAAACAGGCTGCGCAGGCGGTAACGGTTTAATTGATTTATCTGCGATCCGCTTTCCAAATGAGATTGCAAGCGTGCAGTTTTGTGCCGATTTTGAGATTATAGAGCAGGAGGAACAACATGAACGCAGTAAGTGAAGACGTAAAGCTGCTGGTGGGAAAGGAGCTGGAAAGCGCAAATGAGCGGTTTCCACAGTTCCATAGCTCACATGAGGGATGGGCGGTTATCCGCGAGGAAGCCGAAGAACTCCGGCAGGAAACGGATGATGTGGAAGAAGCGCTCAATATCTTGTGGGAACGTGTTCGGTACAATATGCAGCCGCACCCCCGCTTTGCAACAAAGATTAAAGAGCGCGCTATCGCTGCGGCTTGCGAAGCTATACAGGTGGCGGCGATGGCACAGAAGTACCTTGATATGCTCGGAGGGAAGGAAGAATGAACGTTTCAAGTACCAACATGCAGACGGGGACGGAACTTGTGCTGAGGCCCGGGAAAGGGATGACACAGGAAGAGGAACTGCTCGACTGCATGCGTATGTGTGTGGATATGCTGAAAGACTTGAATAAGCAGCTTGAAGGAGTGCGAAGAATGAAAGAACTGGGCATTCACATGCCGTGGGAGGAGGACGAATGAAGGGCGAAGTGTACAGGATCAGCGTGCGTGCAGGGCTGACAACGGCGGAGGCTATCGAGATCGCGTGCAAGTATGTTTATAGCTACGGTGTACCGGCAGAGGACGCGGAGACTGTGAAGCTGTTTTACGCGATGTGTGAATATGTGCTGCGCGTGCATTACAGGCTCATGCGGTTCATCAATCCGAAAATGCAGCCGGAACCGAGGGCGCTTGCAGCCGTGGACAGCATGGTACAGGACGAGGTGAACCGGCTGCTTGCGGGGATTGCTGAGAAAGAAAAGCGCAGTATTGTCATTAACCAGAACGTAGCCGAGTACGAGAAGTGAAGCGGTACAGCGCGGAAATGCGGCAGTATTTAGTAGAGATAGAACGATATTTAGCTTGGAGATACGGAACGGATGAAAAAGAAAAGTGAATGCACCGGTTGCGCGTACTGGCGGGTACTGAGCACCTGCGGCGGCTCAAATGTCTATGCCTGTCACTACATGGTGGACACGGGCAGGATGCGAGGCTGTGAGCCCGGCGCGGACTGTACACGCAGAGCGGCAAAGATACGACGGCGCAGACGATTTACACACAACCGAACCGAGGAGGTAGAGGCGCACGACTACTAAGGATTGGCTCAGGCGCGGGATTGATCTGGAAAAGAGCATTGCCGCTTTGGAGGAGGCACGAGTAAGGGCTTGGGCACGGGCGACAAGCGCAACGGCGACGATCAAGGACACGCCGGGTAGCGGCGGTGACGTGACCGCAAACAAGGCGGATGCGTATCTTGCCCTGTCCGAGAAGATACAGAGAGAGCAAGAACGGCTTGCACTGATTAAGGCTGAGATTATCAGCACAACGGCTAAGGTACAGGATGCGGCGCTGCGGGCGCTGCTGATCGAGCACTATGTAAACGGTCGGACGTGGAGAGAGACCGCCGAGAGAATGAATTACAACGAAGTGCACGTTCGCGGAAAAATGCACGCACGGGCGTTGCGGGCAGTAGAACATATACGCACAGGTTGTGCATAAAGCTGTGGAAAACGGGCTACACAATACTACAAAGAATGGTGGTATAATGATATCGTGATAAAAGCCCTAAAGGGCGGAATCACGGAGTTTCGTTCCTCCGCTTTCAGCCCGCCGAAAGGCGGGCACACGCCCGGAAGCCTGCGTGAGGGCTGACGGGTGACAAGCCTTTCTGTTTAACCCCAAATACCTACTTAAAGCGGTGGGGAGACCTGCCGCTGACCTGCTCCAAAGTCTGCATGAGGGCAGAGGAGCAAAACGCCTTTCGCGGAACGAAGGCATTGATTATCCTTTCTATTCTTTCGGCGTGTCTTTTGCGCGGCACGCCGATATGCTCCAAAGCCTGCATGAGGGTGACGGAGCAATAACATTTACGCTACAATGAGAATGGAATGCGGTGCCTACGGGCGACAGGCACCGCAAACATGCCCGGATGGCTGCGCGAGGCCGGACGGGTAACGCATGGAATCTTTTTAGCCAAGGGCAACGTGGCGGACTTTGGCAAGCCTTGCATGGTGGACGACGTGCAAGGCAATCTGTTCCCGAAGCTGCATGAGGCGGAGGGAGCACAACGCCTCCAACGAGGACGATAATATTCTGACAGCTCGGAAAGACGAGCACTGTTTCCGAACAATGCTGGACTGCTGCAACAGTTCGGCAGAGTTTCGCGGGTGCTTGCAGGCACGCCGCAACCGGGGTCGCTCCCCGCTGTAACCTTACGAGGAAATCAGCCGGATTACAGACCGATAGCAACTGCGACACGACAGAGAGCAACGCCGAACAGCCCATAATGAGAGGGAGAGTGCTACTGGATAAGCACTCACACGGACTTAGTGAGCCGAGAGCAAAACACCAGTTTGCTAACAAAGTTACAAAGCCGATACGGCGCTTTCGGGCGGCTAAGTACACGCCGCGAAAGAGCACCAGCTGCTTATCTCTTGTAAGCATACCTAATCATCAGGACGGAAACACAAGTAAACTTGCGAAAGTGAGGTTATTACCTTTCTGGATTTCATACAACCGTTCTGGACAGCGGCGCAAGCCTCGGTAAAAGCCCGACGTACAGACGCGACGATAGCGCCCATACCTCCCTGTGGAGGTATACCGGTTTGCATAGTTGCTGAAAGCAGGTGCGAGTCCTGCAAAACCGAAACAGTCGTATAATGGGAAACCCCGCTCACCTTATGGCTTTGGTGAGCGGGGTTTGTCATGGTATTTACAATCAGGCAAGATAAATATTTTCGCCGGTCAGCTTTTCTTCGCGCTGCAAGTCGATAGGGCAAATGCGCTGGAGAGTAGAGCCTACCGCAAGTTTTAGACCTTCAAACTTGATGCGGCCTGAGAACAGGCCGTTCACGGTATCGGTCTGCGCTTCGGTTGGAATGAATGGCGTTTGGATGCCTTTGCGGTCGGCCTCGGAAAGCTCGCGCGTGTGAAGGTAATGGTTTCCTTCGCCCTCGATAAATTTCCAGCTTCGGAAGATCAAAGAACCGTCTGCACGAATTGCAAGTTCGAGCTGCAGCGGTATAGCAGGCGAGAACGGACAAGCATAACAGATCAAATCTCCGGGTTCGAATCCCTCAAATTTGCGGCTGAGGTCGATGGTATAAACATCGCCCTCAAAATTCGTCGTGTAGTCTTTCACTACTTGAATTTTCATTTTGCTGTCTCCTTTACTCGGTGATAATGCCCGGCGTGCCGTAGTAACCGTTGTCGATTTTGGTTACAACTTTGGATTTGTCCACATCGTAGGGGGTGCGGACGGAAAGAGTGAAGAAATCATAGCACTTTTTATTGATGAAAAAGTTGCCGCTGTAGCCCTGCGCCGTGTAAAAATCAATCCAATCCTGTACGGTTTTGTTAGGAATCATGTTGCCTGCGTTGTCCCAAACTCTTAAATCTGCCATGATATTTTTTCCTCCTTGTTTGTTGTGAATAGTGTATCACGTTGTAAGTCCGATATGCAGGACTTTAGGTTTTGCGCTGTTGTGATAATTGTACCCCGATGTGCGGGGTAGTGTCAATATGTTCCGCCGCGGGTGCGTGCCGTGCGGCAGGCAATCTCGTGGCCGTTGGGGTACAGGAGCATAGTCTCGTATTTGCCCGGCGCGAGTTCGCAGGTGTCGAGGATAACGCGGCGGCCGTTGTGTTTGTACTCGGTGTGCTTGATGGTGTTCATGGTGCGTACCTCCAAATAAAAATTTATGGGTGCGGGCTTTATGGGTAAACCCGCGAGAACCTTTAGCGCTGTGCATCGTAAGCGGCGAGGGCTTCGGTAAGCCCCTGCTTAAAAATCTGCTCCGCCTTGTCATCCGGCAAGGTCCAGTAGTCATCCGGCATACATTCGCACATAGCGCAGGGGCGGTAAAGGGGGCAGCGCTCACAATTGCCGCGGCTGCTGTCGCTGTACTCCGTGCAAAAGCGCTTATAGATGAGGTCGAAAATATCTGTGGTGGTCATATTGATTACTTCCTTTCGGTGTTCGTTTCCTTTACTGTGACTATAGTATATATCAGTAGACTGACATAAACAAGAGGAAAACTGCACAAATATCAGTTGACTGATTTGTGCAATATGTCAGTAGACTGACAGAGAGCAAAAGTAGTATGATATGTGTACAAGGAGGGCTGATAATGGCAGCACAAAAGTACACAGGCACAGAAGCACAGAAGAAGGCAAGCACCGAATACAACCGGCGCAGAGATGCAATCACATTGCGTCCAACAAAAGAGGAGGGCGCACAGATCAGGCAGGCCGCAGCCGATGCAGGCAAGGCGGTAAGTACCTACATATTGGGCGCTGTGCGCGTCCAGATGGACAAGGACAAGGAGGACAAAGCGTAGTGTATGATAGAGTAGATGCAAGCAGCGGCGAAAGCCTGTGCCGTACTATGGCGGAGGAATGCGATACCGCGATATTAGCATTTTCCACAGGTAAGGACAGCATTGCAGCGTGGTTGCAGTTGAAGAAGTATTTCAAGCATGTAATCCCGTATTATTGTTACACTGTGCCGGGTCTGGAATTTGTCGAAAACAGCCTTGCGTACTATGAGGATTTTTTCGGAACTCATATTTACAGACTGCCGCACAGATCACTGTACCGGCTGCTGCGAAATCTGGTCTTCCAGTCGCCGGAGCATGTAACCAAGATCGAGGCGCTGGATTTGCCCGGCGAAGAATATGACGATGCCGAAATTGGCGAGATCATCCGCGAATGCAAGCGACTGCCGGAATGCGTATACACTGCGACCGGCGTTAGAATGGCAGATAGCCCTATGCGGCGTATCGCCATGAAAACACATGGAGCGATCAACCACAATGCAAAGCGATTCTATCCGGTGTTCGACTGGGTAAAAGCCGACCTGCTGCGCGAATTTGATGCAAGCGGTGTTCGGCTGCCGGTAGACTACAAGCTGTTCGGCAGAACGTTCGATGGTATTGATTATCGGTTCTTGAAGCCGATCAAGGAGAATTTCCCGCGGGACTACGAGAAGATTATCACATGGTTCCCGCTGGCAGAGTTGGAGTTATTCAGGAGGGGCGAACTGTAATGGGATATTGGAACGACGACGAAGTTAAGGAAACAAAAGACGATCACATTGAATTAGAGCAGCTCGAAAGCGAGTGCCTCGATGAGCTGGGAGACGTAGAAAAGAGTTTCCGTGAGCGCATGGGCGCTGAGAACAAGCGATTCCGCGATATGTGCGACACTGAATATTGGTGTTGTATCTGCTTTACCAGCAGAGCGCAGAAAGAGGAATTTCTCGCATCCCTCGAATTCGATACCGATCTAAAGTATATCGAAGGCAAGGAATTCGCGCGGGCGGTCAAGCGTCCGATTCAAACCGAAGATATGAAGTTTGCGCGAATCGGCAAAGGCTCAAAAGAATATTTGAGCAGAATTATAGGAGACTAACAAAACACGGAAAGGATTATCTGCGAAAGATAGTCCTTTTTGTATATTTGAAAGGAGGTGAAAAGCATGGGTGGTTATGGCAGTGGTAGACTGGCAAACCGTGGCCGTTCCGGCCGCGCTCGTCGCCGCAGTGTAGCGGTTGGCCGTCGTGCGGCTGGCGCTCGTGGCGCTCGCTCGTCCTCGACCTAAGCAAACACAACTCAACAGACAAAGCACCGGGGAAGTCTCGGTGCTTTTCTATTGGGTGAAAGGAGGTTAGGAAATGCCGAGAGGCAGACCGAAGAAAGTAATTGATCTTGGAGCCGTCGAAGAACTTGCCGCAGAGGGCAATACCCAAGCGGACATTGCGGACGCTCTGGACTTTGCGAGAGGAAACTTTCTGAATCGCAAGGATGTAAGGGCGGCTTATGTGCGCGGCGTGTCACAGATGCGCTTGCGTTTGAGACACTGGCAGGTACAGGCGGCTAAAGGTGGAAATATACAAATGCTGATCTGGTTAGGTAGGCAGTACCTCGGGCAGAGCGATACCCCTGCGCCGATGGAAAGCGACAACGACAACGGCGTGCAGCCGCTCGTTGATATGCTGATGAAGCCCGCACCGGACAGAGACATAAAGGATTTTGAAGATGGATAATATCCCCGCACCGTTCACGAAAAAACAAGTGGATTATTTCTATAAATCCCTTCATAGCTGGTTCAACGTGGCCGAGGGCGGCAAGCGTGGCGGTAAGAACGTATTGCAAACAACGGCGTTCTGCGCTCGATTGGAAAAGCACCCGAACAGATTTCACCTCATTGCAGGCGTTTCTACTGCGTCAGCAATGCTTAATATCATCGACTGCGACGGTTACGGCATGATTAACTATTTCGGCAAGCAGAATTGCCGGGTAGGTAAGTACCAGAACCGAGACTGCATCTACGTCAAAACGCGGAACGGCGCTGAGAAGATCGTGCTTGTATCCGGTGGTCGTAAAGACGGCGACGAGAAGAACATCAAGGGCAACACTTACGGCCTTGCGTATATCACCGAGGCAAACGAGTGCCACCCTAAGTTTGTGCAGGAAGTATTTGACCGTACCATGACGAGCGGCGACCGCGGTATTTATCACGATCTTAACCCGAAGGGCGAGAACCACCCGTACTACACGGACGTGCTCAACTTCCATATGGAGAAACAGCGGGAGAACCCAAACTACGGTTTTAACTACGGACATTTCACCATTGCAGATAACCTTTCTGTTTCGGATGAACGCTTGAAAGAAATCCTTGCGACATACGACCGCAAGAGCATCTGGTATCAGCGTGATATCCTCGGTATGCGACGTGTTGCAGAGGGTCTGGTTTATCCTATGTTCTCGACCGAACTGCACGTTACGGATGGTGAAGGTTCCGGCAATCGCTGGTTTGTGTCCTGCGACTACGGCACGATTAACCCGACCGTGTTCCAGCTTTGGCGGTTTGATGAAATGACCTGCAAATCAACTTGCGTGCGTGCGTATCGGCACGACAGCCGCAAGGAGAAGAAACAGAAAACAGATGAGGAATACTACGCCGATCTTGAAACGTTCGTCGGTGGTCAGTATATCGAGGCGATCATTATTGACCCCTCGGCTGCATCGTTCAAGGAAACAATCCGCAGACACGGTAAATTCCGTGTGCGTGACGCAGACAACAGCGTGCTTGACGGTATCCGCCTGATGGGAACGCTGCTTGCTGCTGGTTATGCACAGTACAATGCAAGCTGTACCGGAGCAATCGACGAATTCGGCATGTATATGTGGGACGATAAATCCCCCGAAGATGCGGTTATCAAGGAGTTCGACCATGATATGGACGCATCACGCTATTACTTCCAGACGATAGTGCGCCGAGAGGTTAGAGCAAGGGGGCTTGTGAATGTTTGAACGGTTGAAGCAGTTAATAAAGGCGGTGAGGCAAGCAATGATTCCGGCAAACAAAATTGAAGAACTGACAGGGGCGACGGCGGTCTATGATTCCACGATGCAGTCAAACATTGACCTGTGGCGACGGATGTATATGGACGATGCCGAGTGGCTCGGTCAGCACGGCAACCGGAATGTTACGTCTTGCGGCCTGCCGTCGGCTATCTGCCGAGCAGTAGCACGCCCAACCACCATTGAAAGCACCATCACTGTTGATGGCGGCGCACGAGCAGAATTCCTAAACGAAAGCCTGCGCGGTATGATTCCACACATGCGAATTGACGTTGAAAAGGGTCTCTCGGTCGGCGGTTTCTTCTACAAGCCGTTTGTCTCAGAGAACCGTGTGCTTGTGGACTTTAACACAGTCGGCAGCGCGTACCCGGTCAGTGTTGACAGCAACGGCGAAATCACAGCGGCAGTGTTCGCGGATACCAAGCGAGAAAAGAACCGATATTATACCAAATTGGAGTACCACGAACTGAAAAGCGGCGTGTACACCATCAAGAACAAGGCGTACAACTCCGACAAGAACGGTAGTATCGGCTCGGAAGTACCGCTGAATACTGTAGAGGACTGGGCACAGATTGCACCGGAAACGACGATTCAGAATGTAGAACGTCCGCTTTTCGGTTTTTTCAAAGTGCCGATTGCAAACAACATCGAACCAGAAAGTCCGCTTGGTGTGTCACTTTACAGCGGCGCAGCAGTTGACCTCATCCGGCAGGCTGACCAACAGTGGGAACGGCTCATGTGGGAATATGAAAGCGGCGAACGCCGTATCCTGATGAGTGATTCTGCGATTCCGCAGCGCGTTGTAGATGAGCACGGACTATCGCACACGAACCCGCTGCTCCGTGACCGTCTGTTCCGCCGGATGCCGTTTGAAAACGTAGACTTCTATCAGGCGTTTTCGCCGGAATTCCGCAACGATGCGCTATACAAGGGATTCCAAGATACCTTGAAGATGATCGAGCTGAACTGCGGCTTGTCTTTCGGAACGCTGTCCGACCCTCAGACGGTAAATGCAACTGCAACCGAGATCGTATCCAGTAAGCAGACAATGTACGTCACCGTGAGGGATACGCAGGCGGCACTTGAACACGCTCTGAACGGCCTGCTGTATGGCATGGACGTTTACGCCACGCTTTACGGTCTTGCGCCTGCTGGTGATTGGGACTTGCAGTGCGATTGGGGAGACGGCGTTGTGCAGGACACCGAGAGCAAGCAGAAAGAACTTGCGGATATGCGCAATGACGTTTCTGCCGGTCTTATTCGAGGCGAGCTGTACATTGCAAAGAAGTACGGCGTAACCGAGGAAGAAGCTCGGGCAATGATGCCGAACGCTGAAAAGTTAACAGAGGGAGAGGAATAATCAAACTGTTAGCAAATCGACTTTGATAATCGCATAACCCGCTTTGATAAAGTGAATCCAGCGCCACAAGGCGCTTTTTTCATGCCCGCAACGGCATTAAACTACGGAAATTGGCTATCCTGCAAGCCTAAAAGTGCAGGCAGATCGGTGACGGCGACCACCTAAAACGCCTAATCTGAAAGGAGTACACACATGAAGAAAGAAGAACTGTTAGAAATCGGTCTGACTGACGAACAGGCAGATAAGGTTTTTGCACTGAACGGCAAGGACGTTGAGAAATACAAGTCACAGGCGGCAGAAGCCAAGAAAGACGTTACCGACCTGCGCGACCAGCTCACCCAGCGCGACAAGGACATTGAGGACTTGAAGAAGAATGCGGGCGACGCGGACGACTTGAAGACCAAGCTCGACACCCTGCAGAAGAAGTACGACACCGACACCGCAGAATTCCAGAGCAAACTTGATGCACGCGATTATGCGGACGCAGTACGCGCCGGTATCGCCGCAAAGGGTATTAAGTTTACCTCCAAGGCGGCAGAAAAGGCATTTATCGCTGACCTGACCGCAAACAAGCTGGAAATGAAGGACGGCACGCTGACCGGCTTTGACGATTACTGCAAGAAGCAGCAGGAATCCGACCCGGCGGCATTTCAGAGCGAAAAACCCGCTCCGACGTTTGCAAATCCGATTCAGAATCCCGCACCGCATACGGTAAGTGCTGCCGGTCTGGCTGCGCAGCGGTATTCCGCACAGTTCGCACCCAAGGGAAAGGAGTAAATAACCTATGGGCACTTATGTAAACAAAGTTGACGGTGCACGCAAGCCGTCTATCCTCGCAAGCGAAGTTGGTCTGATTACCAAGACCCGTCTCATTCCCGCAACCCTCGGCACTGCTGATGGCAATCGAAAGGTTGTTAAGCAGGGCACTATCTTCCCGCTGAACGACAACACCGCAGAGGGCATTGTGTTTGAGGATGTGGACGTAACCAACGGCGACCGTGTAGCTGCTGTTATTGTTGCTGGCCGTGTATATGCAAACCGCCTGCCCGCACAGCCGAGCGCGGACGATAGCTCCAAGACTGGCGCAAAGTCCACCCTCGAAAAGAGCGGCGTTGTTTTTGTTAACGCGCCGGAAACCACCAGAGCGTAAAGGAGTAATAACCTATGGAATTTGTAGAACTGCTGAAAGAAGCTGAACTGCTGGACTTCGGTCAGAATTTCAACATTGCACGCCCGGAGCTGTCCGGCGACCGCCTGTTCCCTGACCAGAAGACGCAGAACATCACCGCAAAGTATCTCGCTATGTCTGACAGTGCATACCTGCCGACCATGGCAACCGTGCACGCGCTCGACGCAGAGGCACAGATCGGCTCCCGCCCGACTGCAAGCATCGTAACCGTTGAGAAGCTGCTCATCAAGCGCAAGATCAACCTTTCTGAGCGTGTCCGCCTGCTCCGCAACCACGGCGTAAGCACCAACAACGAGATTCTCGACTATATCTTTGACGATATGGCGCGTCTGGCCGAGGGTGTAAAGACCCGTACCGAGGTTGCAAAGCAGGAGCTTCTTGCAACCGGCAAGATGACCATCAACGAGAACCACGTCAATACCACTATCGACTTCGGTGTTCCGACCGACCACACGAACAAGGCTTTCGATTGGTCTACCGAGGCAAAGGCAAAGACCATCCTCGACGATATTCAGGGCGTGCGCGACGCTGCTATTGCAACCGGCCGTGTACTGCGTGAGATCGTCACCAGCTCTGCTGTTCTCAGCCTGCTTGCTAAGAGCGCTGTTATCCAGAACGCGCTTTTCGGCTCTGCTTTCGCTGGTCGTCTGGCAACTCAGGACGAAATTACGAGCCTGTTCTCCCGCCTGTTCGGCATCGAGCGCATCACTGTAAACGATCAGGTTTACAACTACGAAAAGGCAGACGGAACGCTGACCACTCAGCGCTACTTCCCGAAGAACAAGATTGCGTTCCTCGCAACCATGGCAAACGGTTCGTTCGGCGCCGGTCTGTGGGGTGTAACTCCGGAAGAGGAAGCACAGGGCGCATTTACTGCTGCATCGCAGAACCAGTACATCACCATGACCCAGTGGCAGACCCCTGACCCGGTTGCAATCTGGACTAAGGCATCCGGTATGTTTATCCCGGTTCTGCCCGACCCGAACGGCCTGTACATTGCAACTGTAACCCTGCCGTCGTAAAGAAAGGAGCAATCCGCCGTGTACGCAAACTATGACTTTTACCGCACCTGTTATAAGGGTAATCTGATTGATGAGAAGGATTACGACCGCGTAGCAGGGAGAGCGGCGGATATTATCTCTTGCGCAACGCTCGGACGCTCTGACGGCGTTCTGAGCGACACTGTAATGCACCGAGTAAAACGCCTTAACTGTGCGCTGGCAGAAGTCATGCACAATCAGGAAACCGCAGAATCCGCCGTCTTTTCTACGGACGGCGGCGCGGTATCCTCTGAGAGTGTCGGCTCGTGGTCTCGCAGTTACGGCGCTAACTCTGCTATTGCTGCACAGGTGCAGAGCATTGAAGATCGGCAAAAGCGACTTATCGCACAGTATTTGTGCGGTACTGGCTTACTCTATGGCGGTATCGGCTGATGAAGTATCCTATTACTCCGGAATACCTTGAAAACGCGCCTAAACCGCTTGTGAAAGCAATCCTCGCAATGGAAGATGACCTGTTGCGTGAGATTTGCTCTCGCTTCAAGCTGACCGGCGAACTGAATGAGGTAACGATCAACGACATACGCACGCTGAAAGCATATGGTCTGGATATGGATACCATCGAACGGCGTATCGCAAATCATACCAAGGCCAGCACGGAGGAAGTGCAGGATGCGCTTGACCGCGTTGTAAAGCTGAACCGCGAGTATTACGGCGAGCTGTCCGACAAGGCAGGTATTACAATGCCACTTGAAATCGTGACGGCGCGAGAAATTGAACTGATTCGCAAGCAAATGCTCGATGAGTACCGCAACATTACCCGTTCTTTGGGTTTTGCTGTGCAGACGAACGGCGAAATCGTGTTCCGCCCTATCGCTAAAGCCTATCAGGCTGTGCTTGATAAGGCAGAAATGAAAGTGTACTCCGGCGGCTTTACGGTGCAGCAGGCACTTGAAGATGCTGTACGGGAACTGGCTGACAGCGGTATTCGTACCGTTGATTATGCGTCCGGTTGGATGAACCATGCTGACGTTGCGGCGCGGCGCGCTATTGTAACCGGTCTGAATCAGGTTACATCCAAGTATGCCGAAGAAGCGGCGGAGGTGTTGGAAACCGACTTATACGAAGTGACCGCCCATCGTGGAGCACGCGATAAGGACAAACCGCACGTTTGGTCAAATCATAAGCGCTGGCAAGGCAAGGTATACGCCACGAAAGACGGCAGCAAGTACCCGAATATCTACAAGGTTTGCGGATTGGGACAGGTTGACGGCTTGGAGGGCGCTAACTGTAGACACCACCGGCATCCGTTTTTGGAGGGCGTTTCTGAGCGCGTCTATACGGACGATGAACTAAAGAACATCGACCCGCCGCCGTTTGAGTATCAGGGCAAGACTTACACCGCCTACGAAGCGACGCAGATGCAGCGCAAGTTGGAAACAGCTATGAGGAAGCAGACACGGCGTAGGATGGCGTTTGAAGCTGCCGGTGATACCGAGCAAGCCAACAATGCAAAGATACGTCTGCAAGCGTTACGGCGCGAATACAAGGCATTTTCCGAAGCGGCAGAATTGCCGACACAGTTTGAAAGGGCAAAGGTGACAGCATGAAATTACCGCACACTGTGACGATCTTTCAGCCGTCCGGCCGAACCGTGCTTACAGGCGTGTTGCTGGAAAGCACCAGAGGCACAGCGGCAACGAAAACCGCACTTAACAGCGCGGATTCCGTCACGCTGCATATCCCTCTGCCGTGCGAACTTACGCTATCGCCTGAAAAGGACTATTTCGCCCGTGGTGATGTGCCGGATGAGGGCAGCTACCAGAAATGCCGTGAGAAGCACGAGACATACCGGGTGACAAGCATTTCACGCTATGACTACGGTCTGTTGCAGCATTTGGAGGTGGGCGGACGATGATTCGCTATTCTCTGAATCTGAAAGTGCCAAAAAACGTACTGGAAAAGCGCGTCGTAAAGGCTAACAAGTGGCTTTGTGAGGAAATCATCAAGGACACTGATCAGTTTGTTCCCGCGCGAACCGGAGCACTGGCAATGAATGTGCACCGGCAGGGGAATACCATCGTGTACGCCTCTCCCTATGCACGATTCCAGTATTACGGCAAGGTGATGATTGACCCGGCAACCGGCAGTACGTTTGCACCCAAGGGCACGCGCAAGGCGTTGACAGACCGGAACCTCAAATACAGCAAGGGGATGCACAAGAATGCGCGTCCTCACTGGTTCGAGGCAAGCAAGGCGTTGAATGAAACGCGTTGGATGGAAGGAGTGCGCAAGATTTTGACCGATGAGTGAGAAATTGAACACGGTAACAGCTCGTGAACAAGACGGTGTTTCACGGGCTGTTCTTTTGTGGCTGAAAGGCTATGCTCCCGAAATCGAGTTTGAATATCTCCCGCCGGAACGGTCAGGCATGATGCTTACCAGTGTACAGAGCGCGTATAAAACCGCACAGTACATTGACGGCGGATATGCTGCACAGTACCCGTTCGGCGTGATGTATCGCGCCCTGCCGACCGACAGCGAGGAACGTCTCGACGTTGAATCCTTGCTGAATGAGCTGGGAGCATGGGCGGAAGAAAACCCGCCTGATCTCGGCGAGGGAATGACCGTCACATCTGTTGAGCGAACGACCCCTGCGGGGCTTATCGCTCGATACGAAGATTTAACCGAGGATTACCAAATCCTCTTAACCATTAACTATGAAGTTGAGGTGTAAAAATGGCAACTGAAAAGATTAAACGTCCTCTGATTGCACACTTTCTGGATACGTCCGACAAGATGGGCGAGTATTCGGATGCAAAGTGGGCACGAATCGGCAAGAATGTAACCGAAGCATCTACGGACTACGGTGCACAGACTGAGACCGAGCAGGATATTATCTCTGATTCTGCAACTACTGAGATTACCGGCTATCAGCCGACCATGAGCGTTTCTCAGCAGTGCACCAAGGGCGACGGTGTGTTTGAGTTTATCGACAAGAAGCGTCGCGCTCGTGCTACTCTGGCAGATTCTCACGCATGGCTGCTGAACGTGGACATGTGGAATGCTACCAGTGACAGCGACACTGCAACCTACGTTGCAGAAGTACAGGAAGTATCTGTACAGGTTGATACCTACGGCGGCGCGGGCGGCGAATCTCCGACGCTGGAATATACGCTGAACTATGTAGGCGACCCGATTCCGGGCACTGTTAAGATCACCGGTGGCGCACCGGTATTCACTGCGAACGTATCCGTATAAGGAGGTAACGAGGAATGGATAGTATCCGCGTAAACAGCGGCGTAAAGGTTATTGAAGTCAACGACAAGGGAGAGACGATCTCCCTTCCGCTGTCTGATGATAGCTTTGTCAAAGGCTTTTTCGACCTGCTGAATGAAATCAAAGACAAGGCAACGGCTATTTCTGAGAAGAAAGGCGACGTTCTGGACACTCTGGACGATATCGTAGCGTTTGACAAAGACGTTAGGGACAAAATCGACGCGCTGATTGGCGAAAATACTTGCGCGAAGGTGTTTGGCGCGGTTCTTCCGTCCTCCGACCAGTTCCTTGATTTCTTCGCACAGCTTACCCCCATCATTGACAGCCACGTTGAGAAGCGTGCAGCAAACATGAGCAAGTACAGCGCGGAGCGTGTCGGCAGTGTTTAACATGCTGCTCGACCGCCTGCCAAGCTCTTACAAGGGGTATCTGATTCGCACGGATTACAGAATCGGCATTCAGATTTCCCTTGCACTGGACGACCCGAATTTAAGCGATAATGACCGTGTATGGGTGGCATTATCCTTGCTTTACGGAGCAGGGATGCCACCCATTGACATTGCACTGGAAGGTTTACAGTGGTTTGTTCGCTGCGGCGACGATAGAGAAATTGAACCCGGCGGTAAACGCATGATGTGGTTCGATTTCGACTCTGCGCGGTTGTACGCATCGTTCCGGCAGACGTTCGGCATTGAACTGCACAAGGTCAATCTGCACTGGTTTGAGTTTATGGCAATGATGGAAAGCCTCAACGAAGATTCTGCAATGTCTCATGCCCTGCAAATCAGAGGCACGGACACAAGCAAAATGAAGGGAAAACAGAAACAGGAATACGAACGTCTCAAACGTAATTTAACCCCTGCACCCGCACTTTCCGAGGAGGAAAAGGAAGCTATTGATGCTTTCTGGGCGCAGATCAATTAGAAAGGCGGTGAATAAATGGCGGATGGCTCTATCAGAATCGACGCTACTGTAAGCGACGAACAAGCGAAAAAGCAGATTGCACAAATGACGAAAGACATTGAAAAGCAATCAGCCGCCGTAGATAAACAAGCCGCAAAGGTACATAAACTTGCTGAACAGTGGAACAAGGTAGCCGCTGGCGGAACGAAGGGCATTAAAATGCAAGCCGACCTTGCAGCAACGGAGAAAGAAGCCGCACGTCTGGCTGCTCGGTTGGATGAAGTAAACGCTGAGATTGAAAAGGCTCAGAGCGATTACAACACCAAACTGAAACAGGCGGCAACGGGCGCAATCCCACAGGAGGAATTCTCGGAATCGGCGCAAAAGCTGAATTCGCTTGTTGCTGAATCGGATAAATTGGGCGAAGCTCTGCGAAACGCAGATGATAAAGCAGCACAACTGAAACAACAGCTTGCTGAGATCAAGCAATCGTCCACGATGAGCAGCGCCGGTCGGAATGTGCGGCAAAACCTTGCCAATGAGACCACGCAGTTAGAGAACATGAAGGCCGGACTGAAACAGTCCAAATCGGAAATGAATGACTTCGTAAGTCAGACAAATTCCAAAATGGCTAAACTGAAACGAGTTATTGCGAGTTTAGGCGCTGGCTTGAAAACGTCTGTCGGAAGTCTGCAAAATTTTCTCGGTGGCAAATTGGGCGCAGCGATTGACAAGCTCAAAGCCAAATTCGCCAATTTCGGACGTTCCAGTCAAAAGTCCATGAAGAAAGCAACGGGCGGTGTGCAGTCGTTCGGTGTGCGTCTGCGATCTATCGTTGCGGGCGCGTTGTTCTTCAACTTGATTTCCAAAGCGCTTACGGCAATGGCTGACCGTTTGGGCAAGGCTCTGCTTGCGAACCAAACGTTTGCAAAGTCGTTCGGGCAGGTGAAAAGCAACCTGCTGACGGCGTTTCAGCCTATCTATGAATCTATCATCCCATGGCTGAATAAGCTGATGCAGGCTCTTGCACAGGTAACGGCACAGATGGCGCAGTTTATCGCGTCTGTGTTCGGTACGACCGCACAGCAGGCACAGGAAAATGCAAAGGAACTGAACAAGCAAACGGATGCACTGGATTCCACGGCATCGTCTGCGAAGAAAGCTGAAAAGGCTCTTGCATCGTTCGATACAGTCCAGAAATTAACCAATAACAGCAATAACACGACCGACCCGAGCGCACCTAAGTTTGATACGGATTATTCCGCAGTAAAAAATCAGACACCGCAATGGCTCACTGACTTCTGGAAAGTATTTCAGGATTCGTGGGCGCAGTACGGACAGCAGACTATTGAAAGCGCAAAGAACGCTCTTTCTGCGCTGAAAGACATGGTTTCCGCTATCGGTCAGTCGTTTATGGCAATCTGGACGAACGGAACCGGACTTGAAACGCTTAACAACATTCAACTGCTGCTGCAAACTATCTTCGATCTGATTACCGCCATTGCAACGGCATTTACCAATGCGTGGAACACGAACAACACGGGCGAACAGATGCTGCAATCAATCATGAACTTGCTGAACACGATCATTCAGATTATCACATCTATTGGTCAGGCGTTCATTGCGGCATGGAACGATGGTAACGCGGGACAAATCATGCTGCAAAGCATTATGACTCTCATTACTACGGTGGTTCAGGCAATTAGCGCAATCGGTCAAGCGTTTTTAGCTGCGTGGAACGATGGTAATGCTGGACAAACGATGATAAACACCTTGATACAAATGATTACGGCGGTTGTAAACCTCGTTAATTCTATCGGTCAAGCGTTTATTGCGGCGTGGTCTGACGCAGGATTAGGCGAAAGTATCTTCTCGAATATTCTTTCCATCATCACGAATATTGAGAATACGATAAAATCACTGGCTGAAAACCTGCAATCTGCGTGGGAATACAACGGGAATGGCGTAGCTGTTTGGGAGAGCATCCTCAAAATCATTGATGATGTATTAGCCGGAATCGATAAAATGTCACAGGCAACGGCAGATTGGGCAAGCGGTTTGAATTTTGAACCTCTTGTCACGGCATTTAACAATTTCATGGCAGCGCTCGAACCGGTTGTAGACCTGATTATGAACGGCCTTGCGTGGGCATGGGAGAACGTTTTACTTCCACTTGCGAGCTGGACTATCGAAGAAGCTGTTCCGGCAATCCTCAATCTTCTTGCGGCGGCGTTGCAGGCAGTATATAAGGTAGTATCTGCGCTGGCTCCGATTCTGCAAACGATTTGGAGCATTATCAAACCTATCGTTCAGTTCATCGGTTTTTCTGTTATTTCTATTATCAAGGGACTGACGGATACCATTACGAAACTGGGCGACGCTATTTCCTTTGTCCTTAATCTGATTGGCAAAATCGGAAGTGGCATTGGAAGTGGTATTTCGTCGCTTGTTGGCGCATTGGGTGGCGGATTAAGCGCATTTTCGCTGGATTCTCCTACTGCTGCGTATGCACTTGATATCCCCGCCCTTGCAAACGGCGCGGTTATCAGTCCGAACAGTGAATTTCTCGCTCTGCTGGGCGATCAGAAAAGCGGCGTGAACGTGGAAACCCCATTGTCCACCATGATTGATGCGTTTAACGCGGCACTGGATGCACGCGGCGGCACCGGCAACAGCGGTCAGCCTATCGAGCTTTACATCGACGGCGCGAAGTTTGCACGCATTACCGGCCCGTACAACAGCGGCGAAACGCGGCGGCGCGGCGTGAGCCTTGTAACAGGAGGTGCATAAATGGAACTTACCGTAGACGGCAAGAAGTACAACGTCCTTGTTACAGGACTTACCCGCAAATTTCAAGTGCTCGACGGCGAGAACGCAGAAAGAACACTCAGCGGCACAATGATTCGTGACATCATCGGTACGTTTTACAACTACGAGATTACGATTCTTCCCGCAGTTGGCAAGTACGGCGACTACGATGCGCTGTACGAGGTTCTGAGTGCACCGCAGGACAGTCACAGAATTGTTGTTCCGTATGCACAGAGCACGCTTACGTTTAACGCATATGTTACTGCCGGACAAGACAATCTCATTCGCAAGAAACCCGGAGAATCATACTGGACGGGACTTTCCGTTCAGTTTATCGCAATGGCACCGCAAAGGACGTGACACATGGGAACAAATACAATCACATATCTTGATCGTACGTTCGATGCGCACGATGTAATCAGCGGAAATGCGTACTATGCGCGTCCGCTGAACAGTGCCTCGCTGGAAATTGACACGTTTTCCTTTGATGTGCAGTCGGATGATACCAGTTTAACGGAGTTTATCCGTAACACCCCACTGACTTTCTACCATGACGGAAATCAGATGGGGATTTTTTATGTACAGACAATCTCTCGCACATCTATCAACACTTACCACTTTACTTGCACCTCGACCGTTGGCCTACTGGATGAAACCTACCACGACGGCGGTATTTATACCGGTGAAACCGTGCGCGAAGTTTGTACGGACATTTGCTCACCGCTGACCTGCTATGTTAAGTCCAACATTGCCAACATCAAACTTTACGGTTGGCTGCCTATCGCAACTCGGCGCGAAAATCTCGCACAAGTGCTGTTTGCTATCGGCGCAACGCTGAAAGTGGACTACAACGGCGCAATCCGTATCGAGGGCTTGTGGGACGGACAGTCGAGCGAAATCACCGCAAGTGAAATGTATGCGGGCGGCTCGGTGGAGTATGCAACGCCGGTTACAGAGGTTATCGTAACCGAGCACGCCTATTCGCAGAGCACAACGGAAGTTACGGAACTATTCAACGGCACTACCTCAGCGGGCGATAAGATCACGTTTGACGACCCGTGCTATGATCTCGAATCCACAGGCTTTGAAATCACAGAGAGCGGCGCGAATTATGCCATTGTTACTGCCGGTTCCGGCGTGCTGAACGGCAAGAAGTACACCCACGTGACACGTCAGGTTATCACCCCGACAAACACCCGCAGTCGCAGTCTGGTTGAACAGTCGGACAACACGGTAAAGGTTGAGAACGCAACGCTTGTATCTCTGGTAAACGCAAACGCCGTTGCGGAACGCCTTGCCGAGTATTACAGCTACAATGAGCGTATCAATAATAAAATCGCTATCAAACGCGAAACTCCCGGCGATGTGGTGCAGATTTCGCACCCTTACGGCGGTGAAGTGACCGGATGTGTTGAAAGCGCCGACGTTACCGTATCCGGCAGACTGGCGGCGCAGGAAAGCGTATTGGTCGGCTATAAGCCACAGGATATTGGAGAACAAGAATATTACGATACGGTCGAAGTTCTGACCGAAGATGGAACGTGGACTGTGCCGGATGGAGTTACAAGTGTCCGTATTGTTCTGATTGGCGGCGGTGCAGGCGGCGATTCAGGCGAACGCGGTGAAAACGGCGAAAGTACAGATGAAGCTACCAATACCAACGGAACGACACGCCCCGGGAAAGGAGGAAAAGGAGGAAAAGGAGGAACCGCAGGCAAGGGCGGAAAAATTTATACTATCGAACTGAAAGTAACTCCAAACGATCAATTCAATGCAAAAATCGGCGTTAAAGGAGTAGGCGGAGAATATTCCTCTGATACTGTGAATGCAGGAACAGCTGGCACGGACACTTCTTTCGCGGGATATACATCGCAAGATGGCGCATCATCTTCTGAGGGATTTTCTGAACCGACAACGGGAATAACGTATGGTGTATGGGGAACCGATGGAATCACAGGCGCAGATGGCGGTGATGGAGGTTTTCCAAGCACCGATGAAAAGGTGAGCGGCAGCCCGGGAGGCGATGTTTTAACATATCTCGGAGGAAAGGGTGGAACTGGCGTTCGTGGAACCAAAAGAGATGGAACCGCTGTAGGCGGTTCTGGCGGTGGCGGCGGTGGCGCTGCGTATGGCATAAATGGTTCGGATGGCGGAAATGCCATTATGAACAGTGGCGGCCTGCGAACAATTCATGGCTATACAGGAGGAAACGGTGGAACTCCAGATGCAATTATAGCACCGACTATATACGGCGCTGGTGGACACGGCGGACACGGTGGCGGTGGCGGCGGCGGTGTAGGCACTGTAACGATCAACGCAACTTATTCATCAGAATCTGGAGGAGCAGGCGGAGCAGGAACGAGCGGGACTGACGGTGCACCGGGGTGCGTCCTTATTTATTATCGCCTGCCTAAAGCGCTTTCTGATTCCGGTGCAGTCCATGACAAGAACGGCAAAATCATTTTAGACAAAAACGGAAGGAGGTTGGTTGTTTAATGGCTGATACTTACTATACAAGCCGGTACGGCGGTGAGGACATTGATAATGCAGTCGATAAAGTAAACGACACCTCAGCCGGAAACGATGCACTCAAAGCGGCATTAGACGCACTGACTGCGCGTGTCGCGGCATTGGAGGGCAAGAACACATGATCTATTTCAACAACTGGGAGCTGACCGCAGATTGTGAAGTGCTTGCCCGCCAGCATGATAATCTGACGCGCTCCATCACAGTTACAGGTGATCTCCCGCCTGACTGGACGTGGGAAATGTATGTGTCAGCAGGTGGGAACATGGATATCCTGCCGATGCAGCAGGACGAAACCGGAATCTCGGTGTTGCTGACCGCGCAGAACCTTCCCGTTGCAGGTGAATATGCTTTTGAGCTGCACGGCACGCAAGGCGAGAAAACGCGCAGCACAAACAGCATCCATGTATACATCCCGCCTACGATGAGCGGTGACGCACACTGGCCGGAAATTCCGACAGCGTTTACCGAACTTGAAAAGCGAATGCAAGCGCTTGCCAACACTTACCCGACCATTGGCAATAACGGCAACTGGGTAATTGCGGGCAAGGACACGGGCGTAAGCGCGAAGGGCTTAACTCCGTTCATTGGAGACAACGGTAACTGGTGGATTGGCGAAGAAGATACCGGTGTACCTGCATCGGGCGGCGGGCATGGCAACGTGTTTTCAAATGATGTTTCCGCTATTCGCGTCTTGACCCGTGCAGAGTATGACGCAATCGAAAAGCACGATGAAACTGTGCTTTATCTGATAACGGGGTGACGGAATGTATATCGGAGACAAAAGCATTATCGCGTATTTCTTAGGAAAGATGGGAATTTACGAGGCGTATTTGGGCGATGAATTGCTCTATCGCCGCAAGAGTTCCTACCTTTACCTTGAATTGAACACAAAAGGAGTGTAAAACATGGCATCTTTCTTTAATTTAACGTTGGATACGACCGCGCCTGCCGGGCTTACTCTCAAGCTGAACAACGGTGCTGCTTATGCAACCAGCACGGCGGTAACGGCAACGATCGGTCTGACGGATACCGAAACTACCGGCTACCAGATGAAGATTTGGGGCGTAGCGGGTGCAGCAACGGAATCCGAAGCGGCATGGGCAACGTTTGTAAAGTCTAAGGCGATCACGCTGACCACTGGCGACGGCCAGAAAACCGTATCTGTTAAGGTGCGAGACGACGTAGGCAACGAAACCGCAACGGTTACCGCGAAGATCACGCTGGATACTGCCGTTCCGGTTGTTACGATTACCGGCCCGGACAAGAGCAAGATTTCTAAGGTGGCAACCTTCAACGTATCTGCGTTCTCGTTCTCTGCTAATGCGGACTTCGAGGAATACAAGATCAAGGTTGTTCCGAGCGAATCCAGCCTTGAAAATGCAGGTACTCAGATTCCGGTTACTGCCGGTTCTACCAACACCAGCGGTACCGCAGGCGGCTACAAGGCCGACACTGCAATCAATGTCACTATCAACGGCGCAGACCTCGAAACTGCATCCGCGGGCGACGGCGTGAAGATCATCAAGGTGTTCGTAAAGAACGCTGCTGGTACTTGGAGCGTGGCGTAAATGGCAGCTCCAAATCTGACTTTTTCCATCACAGGAGAGAAGATTTCGGCAGTTTCTGGCTTCGACAAGGTGATTGTTGCGTTTCAGTCGGACATTCCGTATCAGGCATTCGAGTGCCGCGCTACGAAGTCTGGCGAGGAATGGGGCAGAGGGAGAGGGACGCTCATTGCGTCCTTCTCCCAGACTCCTGCTGTAACGCAACGTCAGTTCGAGGTCTACGATGATTTCCTACTCTCTGGCGATGGCACTTACCGCATTTCCCTCTACGCACAGGGTATGGATGGCAGTTGGAACGACAACTGGGGCTTTATTCCGTCTGACAGTGAAGACATTATGCTCGACGCGGCCGGAAACGAATTTCTTTGCATGAAGGAGTGATGGCATGGCTTACAATTCTTCGCACACCGGCGCACAGATTGATTCTGCGGTCGGTGCGGTAATCGAAAAGGAATCTACATGGGACAGTAAACAGAATGGGTTAAGGGGTAAGAAAGGACAGCTTGTAGGGTTTACGGCTGACAATGTTCCGGGTGCAGTTGATGCATCGAGTGGCGGCGGCGGTTCTTATATTACGCTGACGTTTGCAAGTGATTTTGTCGGTCAGGTGTGGACGCTCTCCGGTGGTGGGGAAACCTACACCGGCACGGTAGACAGCAGCAAGATGGCAACTGTAAGCGTACTCGGCATTAACACTACTTACACCCTGAGTGTGGTACTGTCCGGTACGACGTATACCGCCGAGGTTACAACCAAGGCGTATTATACGGCACTTGCAGTAACGCTTGAGAAATTCCAGTCCACGATTACCGTAACCGTAGACAGTGGTTCGACGGTGACGGCGACACTGGGCAGCACGGTGCTGACCAAGACGAGCACTGGCACGGCTGTGTTTACCGTCAACAAGGCGGGTACTTGGGCAATCAAAGCAACACTGGATGACCAGACCGCAGAGGGTACGGTAAGCATTACCGCCAGTGGTCAGAGTAAGTCGCTGACGCTGAGTTACGCTAATGTGTTCGGCGTGGTGTGGGATACGTCCAACGGTAGCACGGCTCTGACGCGCTTAACGCCGAGTACTGACCCTTACGGACTGGTTACGCGGTCGGTGACAACTGAGCCTGTTCCGGCGGTTGGTAGTGGTTCGGGCAGCAGTCCATTTGATGCGTATGCACCGTGGAACGGCATGAAGGAGTGCAACCTTAATGCGTCCGGTGCAGTAACGGCTTGGAAGGGTGATAGCGGCTTTTCGCGGTCGAACGCTCTCACTATGGTATTTATTCCGGTGTTTTACGTTGCTCAGAAGCGTAGCGGCACAAAGCAGTATTTCTACGTTTCAGATAAACCGAAAACTGGCATGACGAAACATCCGGGCAGTGGTAAGTATGTCGGCAGGTATCACATGAACAGCGGTGGGTACAGCATTTCAAGCCCATATCCGTGGGTCAATATCACCCGCTTGACAGCGCGCAACAAGGCAAAGAGTGTAGGCTCGAAATTCCACCTGTACGACTTTGCAACTTACTGTGCAATTATCTTTCTGTATGTTGTGGAGTTTGCAGACTGGAACTGTCAGAACAAGATTGCATACGGCAGAGTCAATCAATCGTCGGCTATAACCTCTGGTAAAACGGATACAATGGTCTATCATACGGGAACTGCGGGAAGTAGAATCTCGGACGGTGCCGCAGAATGCCAGTATCGTTGGATTGAAAACCTGTGGGGTAATGTGTACCAGTGGGTAGACGGCTTTAATGCCAACGGTACAACTGTTTACTACTGTACTGACCCGAGCAAGTACGCGGACGATACTGCAACCGGCTACACCAAGATTGGTACACTGCCTGCATCTGGCTACATTAAGGATTTGATCGTTACAGACAATGGTCTGCTCATTCCTAAAACTACCGGCGGTTCGGAAACGACGTACATTCCAGACTACATGTGGTCATCCTCTGGTTGGCGCGTGTTGTGTGTTGGTGGCGACTGGAGCTACGGTGCGAATGCGGGTCTGTTGTGCTTCTTTGCGAACAACGCTTCGTCGAATTCGAACTCGAGCATTTCCGCGCGTCTCCTGTGCGAGGCGTAGCCTCGCAATCCCCTCCGGGGGTCCGGGGGTCGCAACCCCCGGCATGTTTCAAAGTATAAATTTTAATCTAAGCAGGGACTGTCTGCGCGTCGCGGAGCGCGTGTCGGTAAAGATGGCACAAGCACTGCTTAGTCGGCTTGGGCGGCTGAAATGGTGTGCCAGCAAAACGATAATGGTTAAATATGTACGTCCAGTGGGCGTGCAAAATTTGAAAGGAGTGGTACGAATTGAGAGTGCACGGAGATGTCAAACCGCCTGAGGTTGCGGCAGGCAGTATGCCAAACAAGCCCGGCAGGGCGTGGGTGCGAATCTGTCTGAACGCCAAGCAGGACGAGCATGGCTGGGTGTATGACGAGTATGTCACCGAGGTTGCCAATGGTGCTGATTTGCAGGAGCGCGTGACCGCACAGGCTGACGCACTGCTTTTACAGGCCGTCGGCGAGGAATACGGCACACCGCTGACCTCTGTCGATGATCTGCGTGAGCGTCGTATCGCAGACAGCAAGACTGATCTCGCTGCATGGCTGTCCGAAAATCCGCTGACATGGACGGATGGTAAGAAGTATGCTGTAACGTCGGAAAAGCAGGCACAGCTTACATCGGCGCTGGCGGTGCAGCAGGTTGCGCAGTCTGCGGGCGTGGAACGTGAGCTGCGATGGAACTCGACCGGCGATGAGTGTACGGTCTGGCAGTATGCAGACCTGTGTGCGCTGGCACTGGCGATTGCAGCCTACGTTGAGCCGCGCGTAAGCATTCAGCAGGCGGCAGAAGTCGATCTCCGCAAGGCCAAAACGGCAGAGGAGGTGCTTGCCGTTGCGTGGAATTACACCTAAGTCGGTACTTGATCACCTGCTGTTCGCGGTGATCGGCGGCGTGATGTACATGGCGATTGAGATCGCATGGCGCGGCTACACGCACTGGTCTATGGGTATCCTCGGCGGCGTGTGCTTTGTATTGGTGGGACTGCTGGACGAGGTTCAGCAGCACCCTCCGATTATCTTGCAAATGGCACAGGGTGCTGTGATATGCACTGTGCTGGAGCTGCTGGCAGGTATGGTGCTCAACGTCTGGCTTGGCCTAAACGTATGGGACTACTCTGGCGTACCCGGAAATATCATGGGGCAGGTGTGCCCGCAGTTTACGCTGGCGTGGGCGGCACTGTCGGCGGTTGCGGTATGGGTTGAAGATCGTTTGCACGATATCTTCGACTAAATGCTCAGAATTGCGGTAAAGTGCTCAAAATAAAAGAAAAATGTACACTTTGATAGGGCAAATGCCCGGAAAGGAACAAACTATGTACGAATATAACACCTCTGCTATTGTGGGTATTTAACTATGCCGACGGAGGTTATCTGCACCATTATCACGGGTGCTGTCGGAATTATCTGCGCCGCTATGGCGGCGCAGTCCGGCAAGCGTGATAAGAGAGCAAAAGAAGAATCGGAGCGGGTAAACCGGAGGGCGGAACAACGAGCCAAAGAGGGACGCTTACAGCTTGCAATGATTAACGCAAACTGTCAGCTTACCGTTGGTGTAGCAATGGCATTAAAGCGCGGTCACTGCAACGGTGAGGTAGAAGCAGGACTTGCGGCCATTGAAAAAACAACCAAGGAGTACGAGCAGTTCTTAGAAGGAATTGCTATAGACCATATTGCGAGGTGATAGTATGAAGGTAAATATCCCTGTACGAATGAAGAACCCGTGGTTTTGGGTTGGTATTGTCAGCGTGGCAATCACGGCCATTGGTGTTGACCCGCAGACGTTTACGAGCTGGGCGGCTGTGTGGGACGGTATTGTTTCGGTGCTGTCTAATCCGGTGCAGCTCTGCACGATGTGCCTTGCGGTGCTGAGCGTGTTCATTGACCCGACCACGGCGGGTATTACGGATTCCAAAACGGCGCTGACCTACACCGCACCGAAAAAGAAGGGTGAGTAAATGAGTATTCCATTTAAGCAGTGTAATGAACGAAACTACCGCAAGGGCAGAGAGTTTGCAATTAACTGGATTTGCCTGCATTTTACCGCTAACAATGGCGATACAGCACAGAATAACGCGGATTATTTCGCGCGTGAGGGCGGTTTGAACGCAAGCGCACATTATTTCGTAGACACGGAAAGAATCGTGCAGAGCGTAAAGGACGGCGACACGGCATGGCATTGCGGCAGGGAACGCGGCGGCAGCTACTACAATGACTGCCGGAACGCTAATTCCATCGGCATTGAAATGTGCAGCGTGAAGCGGAACGGCGTGTACGTTATCCCTGAGGATACAATGAAGCGTGCCGCAAAGCTGACCCGTGAGTTGATGGCAAAGTACCATGTTCCGGTGTCGCGCGTGTGCCGTCACTATGATGTGACGAGGAAAAATTGTCCCGAACCGTGGATTCGCAATCCTCAGTTGTGGGAGAAGTTCAAAACCATGCTGACAGAGAAAGAGGTTGAAGATATGACGGAAGCACAGACCCGCACAATCGCAAAGCAGGAGATCAGCAAAGCGGAAAGCGCAAAGAAAGTATACAACAGCGTTGCCGAATGCCCGGCGTGGGCGAAATACACCGTACAGAAGCTCGTAAACAAGGGCTTCCTGCAGGGTGACGATAAGGGCAAGCTGGCACTGACGACCGACCTGCTGCGCCTGCTGGTTATCAACGACCGTGCACACCTTTACGGCTAAGTTTCAAGTAAGTTGCAAGTAGGTTTCAAGTAAGCGACATTTACATCGGTTGCAAAAGATGATATAATCCTATCAGAATTGAAAAAACGCATTGTTCCTGCGCTCCCCGAAGCCTTATGAACCTACATAGGGTATAGACGTAGAGGACGTGGGACGGTGTGTTTTTATAGGGTGCGAAGCGCGAAAGTGTGTCGCACCCGATTTTTTTATACAAGGGGAAAGATATGCGGTGACACCATAACGAGGGGATACCGCATGAAATTAACGGAATTTACAATGCCGGAGGTGGAATACTTCCGGCGTGAGTGCAATTTTACACCAGAAGAGCGCGCCGTGTTTGATCTGCGAACATCGGCGCGCTCTATTACTCAGATTTGCATGACGCTGCACATGAGCGAAAGCACGGTGCATCGTCGGTTGAACAGCATCAAATGCAAAATGCTGCGCGTGCTGTGACAGCAAGTTGACAGATTTGTGACAGGTTTTCACGCCCGGCAGACCTTATACTGAAAGTATAAGGAAGTGATCGCATGAGTTACGAACAGAGACTTGAACGCATGGGGTATGACCCTGAGTGCGCTCGTCGCATTGTAGCAGTTTACCGCAACGCAGGCAACACAGATTGCTTAGAGGAGTATATATCCTACAAAGAGGCGGTAAGTAAATCCATCAGCGAACACGTTACGGAGGTGCTGGGTTAATGGCATATCCTTATGGTTACACTGGCTACACGCCTCAGTATCAACAGCAGTACCCGCAACAGCCAATGCAGACACCAATGCAACAGCAGGTGCAATCTCCACAGCATATTGTTCGACCTGTGGCAAGCGTGGAGGAAGCGCGTGCGGTACAGACGGACTTTTCCGGTGCGCTTACTATCATGCCGGACACGGCACACGGCGCGATTTACACCAAACAGCTTAATTTGCAAACCGGCTGTGCTGACTTTGTGATGTATCGCAGAGCACAGGAGCCGGAAACGAATAAACCTGCGGAAATAGATTTGTCAGATTATGTTCCGAGAACGGAATTCAACGAGCTTATCCGACGGTTTAACAAGTTATGTGAACAACTGGGAGGTGCAAACGATGGTAAATAATCCGATGATGCAGGTGTTGCAGCTTATGAGGAACGGCGGAAATCCCATGATGATGCTGAACCAAATGACCGGCAATAATCCCATGGTGAGCACCCTAATGAAATCCATGCAGGGCAAAAGCCCGGACGCGCTGCGGCAGATGGCGATGAACATTGCAAAGGAACGAGGAATCGACCTCGATCAGTTTGCACAGCAGTTCGGCATGAAGATCAAGTAAATACGAAACTGTAAAAAAACAGACGATTTTTTACGGTTCCCTTTTCAGTTACGGAATCTTGATGAAAATCCGACGTGAATTTGTCATGTTCGGAAAGCGTACGGTTCCGATCAAATATAACTGAAAAGGAGAATTACACTATGAGTGACGATTCGATGGCTCTGGGCTATGCACTGGGTCAGGACAGCAACGGTAGCAACAACGGCTCCGGTATGTGGGGCGGCGATGGCTCGTGGATTTTCGCATTTCTGATTATTGCACTGATTTTCGGCGGCAACGGCTGGGGCTGGGGCAACAACGGCGGCAACGGTGCGAACGGCGCAGGGTATCAGGGCGCGGTTACTCGCTCCGATCTGTGCAGTGAGTTCAACTTCAACAACCTGTCCCGTTCCGTTCTCGGCATTCAGGACGGATTGTGCAACGGCTTTTACAGCATGAACAACGGGATGCTTACCGGTTTCAACACGCTCGGCAGCGCGGTTTCTAACGGCTTCCACGGCGTGGACAATTCGGTTTGCCAGCTCGGCTACCAGAACGCACAGCTTATCAACGGCGTAAACCAGAACATGAACACTGGCTTTAACGGCGTAACTGCTGGCCTTACTGCTCTGGGCACGCAGATGGCTTCTTGCTGCTGCGATACGCAGCGTCAGGTAGAACGCGGTTTCTGCGACACCAATTACAACGCTGCTACTAATGCGCGTGATATCATCCAGTCTACCCACAACGACACTGACCGTATCATTGCGCGGATTGACCAGATGGAAACTGCACGTCAGGCAGAGAAGATCGCGGCGCTCCAGACGGAGAACCAGACCTTGAAGTTCGCGGCTTCTCAGGAGGCGCAGAACAACTACCTTGTAAACGCTCTGCGTCCGGCTCCGGTACCGGCGTTCCCGGTTCCGGCACCTTACCAGTTTTCCGGCTGCGGCTGCAACACCTGCTGCGGCATGTGAGAGATACGTTCAGCCGGGGGACATTCCCCCGGCTTTGATAGGAGGTTTTGATTATGGCTTGCAAGCCTGTACAAAAACTGTGTCCGAACCTGCGTATCTCACAGGGCGTGACTTACGCAAGCGGCGTGCTGACGGTGAACATTCCGGCGGGAGATTACCAGAACGGCTGCGTATACGGAATCGTAATCGCTCAGAACATTCCGAGCACAACGATCATCGGCGCACCGGTAGTAATCACAATCGGCGACGGAACGGTAACGTATCCGCTGCTGAAATGCAACGGCGCACAGGCGACAGTGTTTAATCTGGACACCCGTCACAAGTACCTTTGCCGGGTGGTCACTTCGTCCAGCGGCGGCAGTTTCCGAATGCTCGGTAATTCCTGCTGCTCTCATTCTGACACGCTGCGGTCTATTAACGGCACAGCGCCGACGGCGTAAGGGGGTATCATCATGAAACGAGGAACCCGAATGCTGTTGATGCAGCACACCCGCCGAGAGAATGCTTCGCCGGAGGAATGGAGAATCCGCAAGACGTACCCCGAAGATCGCCAGCATTACGGCGTGCGGTATCGTTACAATCATATTGAGCCTTACGGTTACTATGACGAGCGTATTCACGGCGGCGAACCGGAGATGCGGAATTATCGCCGTTATTCTGACGGACGCTTTGCACCCAAAAGCAGCATGGAATATCCGGAGTATGACGAGTACCCCGATTACGAGGACGAAATGCGCCCTATTGGCTTTCGTGACGATGATGCTTACATGGGGGATACTTCTTATGTAGGCGACAAGACGCACGGTTCTGAGCGCACTATGGGCTATGCGTCCAGCACGCACACCGGGCGTATGACTAAGGACATGGCGGACGAATGGCTGCACAACATGCAGAACGCTGATGGCACGACCGGCCCGCACTGGACGTTTGAACAGTGCAAGCAGGTAATGCAGCAGCACAACTTGAATTACGACCCGGTAGAATTCTGGGTGGCAATGAACGCTGTATACTCCGACTTTGGCAAGGTCAACGAGAAACACGGCATCCGCAACATTGATTACTATGTTGACGCTGCTTGTGCGTTCTGGCTCGAAGACAAGGACGCAGTGAAGAATAAGGAAGCGGCATACTATCGGTATGTTGTGAAGCATTGAATGAAGGGAGGGCATTTGCCCTCCCTTCATTGCGGTGTTGAAGTCCCACGCTATCTGTGGTACAATGTATAGGTCAAGTGGGACTAAACATGGGACTAAAATTTTTGAAGTGTCAAAAGTTCAGACATACTGTGGGGTTTCGAAATTTCACCTCGTCCTTGGTAAGGATGAGGTCACCAGTTCAAATCTGGTTAGCAGCTCCATATTAAAAAGCCTTGTTTCTTTGGTAAATCCATTGAAACAAGGCTTTTTTTTTATTTTATACGGCTTTGAGCACTGCTGCACGAAGTTCTTGCAGCTCTCGCATAATGTCAGCCATAGGCGTTTTTTGCACTTCGTTAATGGGACTAAATGTGGGACTGAACAAGGCGGCTAATTGCTCACCTGCACGCTCGATCATATCCTCGCCGGTATGCGTGTAAATCTTGGCGGTAATCTCGATAGATGCGTGTCCCATGAGTTTGCTTGCGACGTTGAGCGGTACGCCCGCACGCTCTAAATCCGTGCAAAACGTGTGGCGCAGATCGTAGGGAACGATAGGCGGCAGCTGCTCGGCAATGGGCGAGATTTTCCCCGCCGCGATCAACTCACGTTCGGTATCATCCATAGCGGCGCGGAAACCCTGCCACATGGCACGCATGGACTTATCATCGTACAAGTGCCCGTTACGCGGAAAAACCAATTCACCGAACGAACCGGCTTTCGGCAGGACTGCGGCAAGCTGGGGGATGATCGGGATTTTGCGAACGCCTGCGTCTGACTTGGGGTATTTCTCGGCGCGGGTGTCCCGGTCGTATGCCTTATCAACAGTAATCATACCGCCTGTAATATCGGCGTATGTCAGCACAAGGCTTTCCGCCGGACGCAAGCCACTATACAGCAGAGTAAGCACCCACGGCCCCGCAGTATGCGTCTTTGCAGTTTCCAGTAAAATAACACGTTCGCGGTCTGTAATGCTCCTGTGGCTCTTCTGCTTGCCAGTACGGGGCATCTTCAAATCTTCCGCAGGATTATTGACGCACAAGCCGTTCTGCTTGGCTGCGCGGAACATCTGCTCGATTGCCTGCTGCACCTTCTTTACGGTGTCCGGCGCACGTCCTTCCGCAGAGTTAAGCGCTTCCTGACAGTTCAGCGGCCGCACTTTGCTAACGGGGATATCCCCAATGTAGGGATAGACGTAGTTCACAAGTCGTCCCTCAATCAGCCTGCGCGTGGATTCCTTCACGCCGGACTTATAGGTTTCTACCCAGCGTTTCCCCCATTCCTTTACGGTAACACCGGCTTCAATGAGTTTACTTCCGGATTCGATCTCTGCGCGTTTTGCCCTGATTTTCTCGTTGAGTTCCTTTTCGGTTTTTGCTCTCAGGTCGTAGTGCTTTCCCATATACGTTCCGGTCTCACGGACAAAGCCGCGAGGGTCTTTTTTTCGACGTGGCATTGCATTTTCCTCCTATTTTCGATATAATAAGAGGGTAGAATTCCGTTGCACAAGATTTCTACCCCCGTATAACGTCCGCCGGTTGCCGCCGGTGGGCGTTTTTTATGCCCAAAATTGTTTTCCGCATTTCAAACAAGTGACGCGGACTTTTTTCGCGCCCTTGTTTCCGGCTACGGCACCGATCAATCCCAGCCCCAGCGGCGCGGTCACGGCTGCGCCTACCACGGCCTTGCCGATGCCGAATCCCTTCTTATGCGCAGAAAGGGAAGTGGAGCCGCAACGCGGACAACGCGCTTGCGCGTTCATTTCTTTTTGCTGTAGTTTGTTCGCCTTTTTCAGTTCGGAAAGCTGCGCCTTTTGCAATTTAACCGAAGGGTCGTTCACTGCTTGCACTTTTATGATCTTCTCAATCGGTGCTTCAATCTGACGCTTCATGCGGATTGCGTCCAGCATTCCGTACTCTTTAGGTTTTACGTTATCCTCGATATAGTCTAACGCTTTACCGATAGTGACAGAATCGTAATCGGTGCATTTACGGAAGAATGCAGCCATGCCGGTTCTGTCCTTGTAAACGCCGTAGATCGTGGAGAGGTCGATTAAATCGCCCTCTTTATCGTAATACTCGTGCGTTTCCTTTGGGGCAACGGTTTGTGCAGGTAGTTGTTCACCAGCCTTTGTTCCGCAGTTCGGGCAAAAATTTCCCTCGAATTCCGTGCCACAATTCGTGCAAAACATAATTTCACCTTCCCTTTTATTTGCTTAAAAATTTGAGGACTAACTCGATAACGAAACGTTATTTAGTACCACTTTAAGGCCGTAACAAAACGTTACACCCCTTTTTATTCCGCGTATCACTTCCACGGCAGAATAAACGGTTTTATAATCCGCCCTCCGTGGTAGTTTGGTTCCGGGTCTATTGGTTCTTCAATCGCTATTGTAGTATCTGGAATAGTAAAACCGAGACCGCTTAGTTCCTCTACCAGCTTTTGATATTTGGCGGAGTTCTGATTTTTTATACGAGTGAATCCGCTGAGAGATTTAGGACATAGGTCAGGAAGAAGATACCTTACACGGTAATATATACTGTGGTTTAACCTACGCTCTTTGTCGTGACGAATCCTGCGCTGCAATTCGTTGTATACTTCGATCTCGTCTTCGTCTCGATCATCAACAAACGGCCTCCAGCTTGTGTGAAGCATAGGCTGTTCTTCGCCTTTATAATAAATCCTATCTTGGTTTCTGTCGTCGAAAAAGACTATAGGGAATCGAACGAACGCGCCGTCTGGCTCTACATATCCGGTCTTTAGAATGAATTTCGGGAGCTTAGGGAAACGCCAATCATTTCCGTGCATGGTATACACACGCCCTTGATATTTGGCAGACACTGCACTTCTTCCGTTTTCCCATGGAATCAAAACAAGATCTGTGCCCATGGCCAGACAGTTGATTTTTACCTCATTGTAGATGCGGGTTCTGAGTGCAGCACCAACCGAGATTTTATTTGAGTTTTCCTCGATTTTATGCTGCCACTCTAAGGCTTTGGAAAATCTTCCGATTTCCTCGTACCATTGCACGACGCGGTAGAAATCGTTTTCACTCCAACCGATGGGCGATTCAAACATGATTTCGGTTGCTTTCTCTATACATGCAAGTGCTAAGTCGTACTTTTCAATTTTCCACAGCCTGCTTGCATGCATCCTTAGAACATATTCCAACGAACCGGTGACACCTAAACCATCGTGCACCGATATTGAAGTGTCAAAAGTAGGAACCGGAATAGATTCAATGGACGAAATAGATGTTAAATCATGCGCTTCACCATCTACGGATATTCTTTCTGCATCGTAGATAATATCTCGATTGTCATAAAGAGCGCCAGCAGGTTTGGGAAAGATGAATGATATACGTCCATTGTAAAAGCAAACCTCGTAACTCATTTTGACACTCTCCCGTGTTGCATAAGTCCTGTTTATTGGACTTTACTTGTAATCCGAAAACTCGTCCTTGAATCGAACAAGTGTTCGATTTATAATATTGTCATAACTTGACGGACGGTTTTGCTTGATATTGCCTTATATTGGTAATACCATAGTATCAAGAAAGGCAGGGAACAACATGACGAACATTGAACGAGTTGCGGAGCACATTGCCCGCTGCCAACATCGGGAAGAAGTGAAAGCGGCGCTCTCACTCCTTCTCAAACCACGCATTCAGCATGCCGATCCAGTGAATCAGAAAATCGGCGTCTCGGTCGCTGATGTCCTCTCCGGTGCGGATATAACCGCGCTCAATAAGTAAATCAGTTAACCACTTTGTAGTATCCTCCGTTTCGGCTTCTGCCGGAGCGGGGGATTTTTTTTGATTATTCGGATCGTAGTATTCATGGAAACCGTCAACGCGATTTAGCAAGTAATCAACTGTGCACCCCGTGATAGATGAAACAGCTACTAATATATCTGAATCGGGTTTATGGTTACCATTTTCATAGCCGCTTAATGTATTTGCTGCAATGCCAAGTTCTTTGGCTAATGTTTTCTGGGACATGCCTATAGCTTTGCGAGCCTCAGCTATTCTTTCACTCATTTCTTCAACCCCTTCCCTTGTATATATAGTAAACCTTGCGCTGAATAAAGTCAACATAAAAAATCGAATTGCTCGAATTTTTCTTCTTGAAAGGGGTTGACAAAATCGAGAAAATCGATTATCATATACTCATGAAATCGAGCAACTCGAATTTTGACGGGAGGTGACAAAATATGCGAATGAACATTGAAGCTGAGCGCGCCCGACTTGGCATGACAAAAAATGAGCTTTCCCAAAAACTTGGGGTGTCTCAGAGAACTTACGTCAAGTATATCAACGGTTCGGCTATTTCTTCCGATGTACTGGAAAGAATGGCGGCGCTGTTTAACTGCTCGGTTGATTACCTGCTCGGTATCGACCGCCACGACAACGAGAGCGCATAAGCGGAGGTGAGAGCAATGGATCCGGTACTGATGTCGCTTAACATCGCAACGATGGTTATTCTGGTTGTGCTGATTGTGCTGATGCGCAAGTGGTACAAGCGGTAGGGTGCAGGTCTTTGTATACCTGCCATGACAACGATGCGACAGACAGGATAAAGGCAAGCACAGCGAGGGCGGTAGTTATCCAATAATGGAAATTTTCTCGCCGTTCGAGCTTAGCGCGATGGGCGCGTTTCATTTCCCAATCGCGTAATTCAGCTTGTGTTTGCGCTTTGTTTTGCGGGTTAGTTGGACGAAACAATAAAAACAATCCTTTCTGAAATAGGGTGAAAGCAATGAATGTAAAAAGAGTTTGTTCATCAGGCGATTTTGGCACGGCGCTTGCTGGGTTCGCTTTAGGATTCGGCGTTTGCACACTGCTTTGCAAGGTCTACGACGTGTATATAGACGCTGAAATCAGACGAGCGTTTCCCAAGCGAAGAGAAACCCGATGATGTGCTGAATGCTCCTTTCTCGGCTATTATACCACGGTCGGGAAGGGGCGAACAAGCGGAGGTGATACCGATGTATATTCCACCTTTTGTTGCCGGAGTGCTGGCAACACTGGGCGTTGAAATGGCGCTGCTTATTGTGTGTGCGATGCTGCGTTGTGGCAACAACGATGATGAGAGATAACACACCATCAACACACTAAGCAACAGACTAATAACAAACCATCAACACACCAATAACACACAGAAAGCGGAGGGTTGAACGAATGACAGCAACAGAATTAAGCAACCGCAGGCGCACGGTTGAAGGCCGTTTACGCACGTTCGCAGGGTGCGAATATATTACCACAAAACAGTTAAAAGACTGGTTTGGCGTTAGTTATCGTACCGTACAGCGTTATTTAGATGGTGTTCCGCGTTTAACCGGCGGTCGCTATCATGTGGCCGATGTGGCTAACCGATTGGTGCAGGCGGAAGCGTCTGCGTAACACTCCAACAACAGACCACCAACACACAGATAACACACAATCAACACACCGATAACAGACCGATAACAAACCGATAACACACAATCAACAAACCGGGGTATAAGAAAGAAAGTAACAAAGAAAGAAAAGAAGTATATATATATTCTCCCTACGGTCGAATATATATTAATTTAACTTTCTAAGAAAGAAAGAAAAGAATAACCCTCTCACTACGTTCGAGGGTTACAAGAAACCACGAAAGGGGATTGAAACCAATGACCTACAAACGCTACGGATGGCTTGCAGGAATGTGTTTCCTCGGTGTCCTGCTCTCTGGTGGCATGACTGAGAATGGCCGCATTGACCTGTTCAGCGGTGCGGCTATCATGCTGGCGCTGCTGGCAGTCGGATTTGTAGCCGCAAGGGCAAGCATGTTGCTGTGTGCCTATGAACAGCAGAAGCATGAACGTTACGCGAAAATGCGCCACAATCGATTTTGAACTGCGGGCATGAAATTACACGCATGACGTGAAGAAAAGCGAACAACGTCGATTCTGGCGCGAGAGAGGATATGATACGGACATGACAAACAGCAGAAAGAAAACGCTGACGGTTAAGGCGATGCAGACACGGGTCATCGGCAAGGCGATGAACGCTGCTAAGTATGGCTTGCAGATGCGCGAGAGCGCGAAGAAGATCAGCGTTGCAACGGAAAGGCATAGCATCACCGAGCGTAGCGAGGGCATAGCACTGTAAGGCTGAGAAGAACAGAGCAAAGGCACAGCACAGCACAGCAAAGCAATGCGTAGCGAGGGCATAGCTAAGATCGGCTAAGCAACGCAGATCATAGCGAGGGCATAGCACGGCCTCACAACGAAGAACAGAGCAGTGGCTAAGCTGAGATATGCCAAACATGGCAAAAGCAAGGCATAGCACGGACATGCGAGGCGACAGCAATGAAAGCATTGCAGCGTGACACATTGCAACTGAATGGCAAGGCGTCGCACCGCACTGCGAAGGCAGAGCATAGAGCAACTGAGCAAAGCAAAGAACTGCCAAGGCAAAGCAAGGGCATGGCGATACGGAGCAAAGTTCTGCGAGGGCATGGCGAAGCAACACAATGACAAACAGAAAAAACAGGAGGGCAAAAAACATGAAGAAGCTGAACATTAAGCTGACATTCACCGAAAGCCTGCTGGGCACCAGTCCGGCAGACGAGGAAATCTACACCCGCTTTATCGGCGGTAAGGCACCGGACGCGGCAACGCTGCCGGAGGAAGTCGCGGCGCTAGGCAGTGACGCTGTGGTAGAGCGTGGTACGACGGTATTCCCTCGTGACGAGGACGGCAATCCGGTCGTATACGACTATCAGGTAAAGGGGTTTTTCAAAGACGCCTGCTCGATGCTGGCGCGTCTGACCGGCAAGGACCCCGAAACCGGGAAAAAGAAAAAGGCGGTAAACGAGAGCGGCAAGCTGACGGCGTACAAGAAGGTAATCGACGGACTGATTTTCGTGCAGCCGCGAAAGATTGTGCTGGAACTGCCGGAGGGCAAGGACATTACCATCTGCCAGCGTCCGCTGCGTGCGCAGACGGCACAGGGCGAGCGGGTGGCGCTAAGTTCCAGCGAGGAAGTACCGGCAGGCACGACCTGCGAGCTTACAGTTCTGCTGCTGGACGAGAACCACGAGAAAGCGGTTCGTGAGTGGTTGGACTACGGCGCGCTGCGCGGCATCGGTCAGTGGAGAAACGCTTCGCACGGGTCATTCTTGTGGGAGGAAATCAAATGATTGTAAAAATCAATGGCTCGGTGTTTGATACCGAGAGAGTGATGCGGTTTGCACCGCGCAAGAAGGACGGGCTGGACTTTCGGCCGGAGGATGTTTGCACGCTGGACGAACTGGAACAGCGCTGCGAGAAGATGGCAAAGCTGCCGCCGACACAGCAGGTTAAGACCGTAGATCGCATGGGATGGCGGTTTGTGCTGCTGAAAGATATCTACGGCAACACTTTCCCGCAGTGCTTTGCACCGATCAGTGGGAATTTGGAGATGCCGGAACAGGCATGAGAAAAGCCGCTGACGGGTGGTAGGATACCCAATCAGCGGCATGCAAAACATTACACGGTGATTATAGCACCGAACGGAGGAAAACGCAATGGCAAAAGACAAGAAGCTGTTCCACAGCCTGCTTGATCTGGTTCTTGGAAAGCAGGGTAGCGAAGTGGTTGCAAGCATTGGCATGAATGTTTCTACGCGGGGATGTACCGCTTCGGTTTGGCTGATGAACATCGAGGGTGGAATGATTACCGGAGCGAAGGAATATTACACCCGCACAGGTGATGGTCTATGGGTGAGAACGAAAGACGGGAAAACGGAAATCATGTGTGATGAGGACGTTTTGGAGGCGCTGCGCAATGCGTGATGCAATTACAGGATGCCCCGAGCGGGCGTTAGAGCCTACGGAGAGGGCAGATCAGGAGCGACTTAACCGGTTGCAGGATATGCGGGAAGCCGAAACTGCTATTGGCTTGTATCTGGAAGATTATAAACACCTGTTCAGCAGCGAAATTAAGGACTTTTTGCTTGATCTGCGAATTGCTGTGCATGACTACGAGGAGGACGAACCATGAATCTGTATGAACTGACGCGCGAATTTGAAAGCGCAATGGCCAACATCGTTATCGACGAGGAGACCGGCGAGGTCAGCGGCTTTGAGGCTGTAGACGGCCTGGACGCGGCGTTTGAGGACAAGGCCGAGGCGTATGCCGTCACCATCAAGAACCTTGACGCGGAGGTTAAGGCGCTCAAGAACGAGCGCGACAACCTCAAAGCGCGAGAGGATGCGACCAAGAAGCGCATGGAGTACATGAAGCAGCACCTTGCGGACAGTATGCTTGCTGTAGGCAAAGACAAGATCAGCACGTCGAAGGCTGCGCTGTCGTTCCGCAAGAGTATGCAGGTGAACATTACGAGCGACGTAATGGTTCCAGACGACTTGTGCAAGGTGGTTATCGACCGCAAGCCGGACAAGGTGGCAATCGGCAAGTTGCTGAAATCCGGTGAGGCCGTACCGGGCGCGGAGCTGGTAGAAAACATGAATTTGCAGGTGAAGTGATATGGCGGAAATCTATCAGGCGATTATCGGCGTTATGTCCGATATTGGCGTAATCGGAAAAGAAAAGCGTAACACACAGCAGGGGTTTAAGTATCGCGGTGTTGACGACGTTATGAACGCTTTGCAACCGGTTATGGTGCAGCACGGATTGTTTGTTGTGCCGGAGATCATCGACCAGAAGCGCGAGGAGCGGCAGACCAAGAACGGCACGAACCTGATTTACTCGGTGTGCACGGTGCGGTATACGTTTTATGCCAAGGATGGTAGCAATGTACAGTGCGTTGTAATCGGCGAGGGCATGGACAGCGGCGACAAGGCAACCAACAAGGCTATGAGCATTGCGTTCAAGTATGCCTGCTTTCAGGTGTTCTGCATTCCGACCGAGGAAATGAAAGACCCGGACGCAGAGGTGCACGAGGTAACGCCGAAGAGCAAGCATACAGATAACCCGGCTGTGGAGGCTGTTAGAGCCAAGGCGAACGAGGTCAAGAAACTGCTTGTTAAGGTAACGGGCAGTAAGGAAAATGCACAAGCTGTTTGGGAAAAGCAGTACAAGGCGGATGCGGGCGACATTGTAAAGATGAATGCCGCGTTGATTGAGTTGAACGACAAGCTGAAACAGATTGAGGCGATGAGCAATGACGCATGATTTTGACCGTGCGCAGGTAGTGCACAATGACCTCGGAAACTGGCTGTGTCTGCACATCAAGAACGCGCCTATGGCGCGGGCGGAGTGCGAACAGATGAAAGAGGGCAAGACCTATATCGCCGAGGTGAAGAAGAAGTACGACAAGCGTTCCGGGCGGGCCAATGCCTATGCTTGGCAAATGCTGTCAAAACTGGCTGCAAAGCTGGGAATCAAGCGGGAGGAAGTCTATCGACAGTACATCCCCGAAATCGGGGAGAATTACCGACTTGTGCCGTATGTCAACGGTCAGCAGCGCGACTTTATCGCGGAGTTATGGCAGAAGCAAGGGCTCGGCTGGGTGACACAGGACTGCAATGGCGGTTACTTGATGTGCTTCTACGGGTCGAGCACCTACAACACCTTACAGATGGGACGGCTTATCAACCTGATCGTGCAGGACTGCAAGGAGCAGGGCATTGAGACCGAACCGGAAAGCACGGTAATCGGCTGGTTGAGCAAGTGGAAACCGGAGGAGCGCGGTGTATGAGGCGGCAGACGAAGTTCACGGGCATCAGCCCCGCCGTTTGGCGGGAATGCTGGGAGCGGGACGGCGGAATTTGCCGCCACTGCGGAAGGGGCGGCGTGTTGCAGGCGTGCCATTTTGTATCGAGAGCACGCGGAGGCATGGGTATCACGACAAACCTTGTGATGCTGTGCCCGGAGTGTCACAAGAAAATGGACCAGGGAGACGGCAAGGAAATCAAGCGGGAAATGCGGGAGTACCTGCAAAGCATGTATCCACTCTGGGACGAGAAAAACCAGAAGTATACCAAGGAGACAGGGAGATGAAAGTTGATTTAGAAAAATATCGGAAATACATCGAAACCCGGATTGCGGAAGGCGCGAGCTTGCGAATGCTTGAGAACGAAATCGGAATTGAGCGACAAAAACTCTCAAGAGAGATGAAAAAAGCAGGCATGAGAGTTCCTACGCGAATTGAAAGCGTGAAATTCCTGTGGAAAAATCATAAACATCCGCACATTGGGAAAACCGGTAGCTTGTGCCCGACGTACGGACGCAAGATGTCAGATGAAACCAAACAAAAGCTGAGAGAAGCAATGGCTGGAGATAAAAATTATCACTGGTCCGGAGGAAGAAAGAAACACTCAAGCGGGTATATTCTTGTATATCGACCAGACAACCACTTAGCAGATAAACACGGGTTTGTGCTGGAACATAGGCTTGTAGCTGAACAGAAATACGGAAGAAAGCTGACATCTTCGGACATTGTACATCACATTGACGGCAATAAGACAAACAACAATCCAGAAAATATCGTGGTTCTGACCCGATCAGAGCATGCGAAATTGCATAATGGATTGAAAAAATGCAACAAACGGAGGAATACAAGTGCTTAACAAGATCGTTTTACAAGGAAGATTAACAGATAATTTGGAATTGCGACACACGCAGTCTAATACGGCTGTAGCAAGCGGTACGATTGCGGTACAACGCAGCAGAAAGGATAACAACGGAGAATATCAGAGCGACTTCTGTTCCGTTGTCCTGTGGGGCAAGCTGGCGGAGCACGCAAGCACATGGTTCCACAAGGGCGATATGTGCATTGTTTCCGGCCGTTTGGAAAGCCGCGACTGGCAGGACAAGAACGGCAATAAGCGCCGCTCGTGGGAAGTGCAGTGCGAAAGCATCGACTTCTGCGGAGGCAAGAACGAGGGCAAGCCGAAGGAGAACAGCGATTTTGCGGATATGCCGGAGGAAGATTCGGACGTTCCGTTCTGAGGTGATGGGGAATGAACGGGCACATTAAGCTGCACCGTGCGCTTACGGAGTGGGGATGGTACAAAGACCTCCCCACCTGTAAACTGTGGCTGCATGTCCTGCTGAGAGCTAATTACAAGGATTGTGAGTGGCAGGGCATAGAGATTCCACGCGGTGCGTTTGCGACCAGTTACGCGGCGCTCTCGGCGGAAAGCGGATTGTCTGTGCAGCAGGTACGGACGGCGCTCGGTAAACTGAAAAAGACCGGCGAAATCACGGTGGAAACCAATCGGCACTACACCGTGATTACCGTCAGCAAGTATGACGAGTACCAAAGCTGCGAGCGGGACGAAGTGCCGGAACCGGCAAAATGTCCGCCGAAGCCTAAAGCACCAAAGCCAGAAAAGCCAAAAGAGCCGGACTGGACGGAACGGTTTAACGAACCGGTACGCTCAGCGGTCGAGGATTGGCTCAGATACAAAGCTGAACGCAGGGAAGGGTACAAGCCAACAGGATTAAAAAGCCTGCTCAGTGCCATTGAGAACCGCGTAAAGCAGAACGGCGAACAGGCAGTAGCCGAGGTTATCCGGCTGAGCATGTCGCAGGGTTGGAAGGGTATCATTTGGGACAGAATCGGAGACAAGCCGAAGAAAACCAAAACGGATGCGCCGATGTTTAACGGTGCGCCCGCCGCCAGTGACTGGGAAAGTGAGTGGGCGGCACGAGTGAAAGCAAGCAGAGGTGAGAGGTGAGAAGTGAAGTTCGTAATCAAAGGTCCACTACCGGGACTGAATGAGCTGATCGAGGCGGAACGGCGCAACCGGTACTTGGGCGCACAGCTCAAGAAGAAGTGCGAAACCGTTGTGATGCACGCGGCAAGACAGCTTGGCGGTGCGGAGTTTCAGGAGCCGGTTTACATGGTGTATCGCTGGTACGAGAAAGACCGGCGGAGGGATAAGGATAATATTTGCGCGTTCGGCAGAAAGGTTATTCAGGATGCGCTGGTGAAAGCGCGGTATCTGTCGAACGACGGTTGGAAGAATATCCGAGGGTTTGAAGATCACTTTGAGGTGGACGCGAAGAATCCGAGGATTGTGGTTGAGATTTTGGGAGCGGATGAGGATGAAACAGGTTAAATGCGAGTTGTTCTGCGATAATTTCCAGAACTACAAGCGTTATGGGATTCCGAAAGCACAGCTTGTGATTGCGGATATTCCGTATAACATCGGCGCGGACGCATACGGAAGCAATCCAATGTGGTATGTCGGCGGCGACAACAAGAACGGAGAAAGCGCAAAGGCGAAAAGCAGCTTTTTCCGCACGGACGGATATTTCAAGATTGCCGAATATATGCACTTCTGCAACCGGCTTTTGAAGAAAGAACCAAAGGAACGCAACACTGCACCGGCGATGATCGTATTCTGCGCGTTCGACCAGATGCAGACGGTGATGGAGTATGGAAAGAGATATGGATTTAAGAATAGCTATCCGCTGTTTTTCACGAAGCCGTATTCCGCACAGGTGCTTAAAGCGAATATGCGGATTGTAGGCGCAACTGAGTTTGCGGTTGTACTGTACCGGGACAAGCTGCCGAAGTTCAACAACGGCAGACAGTATGACGAGAACGGCAAGGTTGTTCGCGGAAGCGGCAAGATGGTGTTTGACCATATCGACTGGGAACGCGACGGCAGAGAAGTACCAAAGCTGCACCCGACACAGAAGCCGGTGAAACTGCTGAAAAAGCTGATTGAGATTTTCACAGACCCGGGCGATGTGGTGATTGACCCATGCGCCGGAAGCGGTTCGACACTCAGAGCGGCGCGGGAGCTGGGGCGCGACAGTTACGGATTTGAAATCTGCAAGGAGTTTTACCGCGATGCGGTGGAAAAGATGCTGAAAGAGCCGGAAACGGTACAGATTGGATTGGAAGGTGTGGTGTGATGAATGCCTTAGTAGCCTGCGAGGAATCACAGGAGGTGTGTAAGGCGTTCCGCGATGCGCTCAAGGAGGCGAGGGGCAGACGTGGATAGACGGTGTATGAATTGCAAATGGTACGAGCTGTTTTGCGAAGTGTACTGCAACGGCGACAGCGAACACCGGGCGGATTTCCGGTTGGAAGATGAGATGTGCGAGGAATGGGAGGAACAGAATGACGCATGATTGCAGCGATTGCAACTATATGAAGTCGCTTGAAGATAATTCCGGAAGAACGATATCTTTCTGTATGTTTGATCAGAGTCCGTTCTATTTGGCGGAAACCGGAATTGACGGCGACTGTGAATTGGACGATTATGCAGAGGAAATTTATCGGAAAAGCGAGGAATGGGAGAAAAACGATGGCGATAAGTAAGAAAATCCGCGAAGAAGTATACCGCAAATACGACGGGC